GCCATAGTGTGTCAGACGGATCTGCACAGTATGCTCACCTAGGTTTTTATAGTAGCCGTGAGAAGCTACTGTGGCAGGTTCCGCCCTGCAGATTTGCGGTGTACTAACCTTAAGGTGTTCCACGATGTGGTGGACGAATCATCCAACACACCAGCCACTTGAATTTGGTGGCCAACAGGGTTAAGAGCTACGTCATGGTAACCCCAGTTCCATGATATCCCAGTAAGGGGTGAAGCAACAAACCCCAATTGACTGGTCGCAGCCAATTGCTTATCCCGGCGGGTGGCTAACCCTCCTAGGATAACTCAACAGGTCTAGGGACAAATATTGTGAAGACAATCACATATGAGCCCATCAAAGACGCACTCTCCAAACACCTACAGTGAGTCAGTGTGGTGTATCGAGCAACAGCAAGGGATTGGCTATAGCTAACCCTAAGCACGCACGTGAACCGCCAACAAGTCCACGCGCTCAATCTCAGGATTTAAAACAGCTGGAAACGGGTCGCGAGCCCGCCAGTACCCACCTAATGTTGCAATTGCCAGCGGCTGGGCCACCGTCGGCAAAGGTCCAGTTACTCTCTTCGAACTGGCAAGAAGATATGGGATTGTTAGGATTCGTCTTCTACTGGTCATGTAATTTAATGAGGCTACTAATGTCACAACTCACGTTGTCATAGTAGGCATCCCAATCAACATCGTCGTTCAAGCCAAGGCCCGGGGTGGTTGTATAAGATCCATCCAAATCAGCACCATAAATGATCATGTCCAACTTACCCTGTTTGAAAGCTTGTTTGAAATGTTCAAATGATGTACCGAGGACTGACAGGCAGTATCTATTTGATGATCTCTGATCCGCCACGTGTCCTTCCTTGTTGTGAACCCGGTAATCTTCACTAACTCTCTTGCGTAGCTTTGACTTTAATCTACCTTGCGGGACACCATAAAGGGCCTGTAGCTGCTCGACCAAGAACTTGGTGATAGGATCACCCACGCGATGGCTTTCAGCTAATAAGGCCCGGTATACATCTAACTCATTTTGGGACAATGTCTCTGAGAATTGATCACGTTTCGGGATACACAGGCATTTCACTATCTTCTGGAAGTTGCAAGGAGCCAGAAAATATGTGCCATTAGTGTCGCATAGTAACCTTTTCGAGTTGTAAGTTTGATCCTCATCCTCTATTATATCATACTCTATCTCACAACCCAAAGCCTCAACTGCCCTTTGGAAAATATCTAAATCTTCAATGGTGTTAATTCCAGAGTCATCACCAACATATCGTAAATTGCTAAATTGTAACCCCAAATAAACTAACAAACCAAACACTATAATGAAAGACAAAACATTGTTGCCCAATAGGGTATCTGGAGCCCCGGAGAAAGTTTTACCCTGTAACCTGAACGTAAACATAGTGCGGCGTCCTTTCTTCACTTGGACAGTGCATGTGAGGGTAGACCACCAAGTTTTTTCAAAGAGATGATGAGTGTCCATCTGTATTGTGAGAATGATACGTATCTTTAATGCCTTCAGCACTGGGTGAATGCTCTTCTCGAACATCTTGAAATCCATATCACGGGTGCAAGGTCTACGTGCCATAAGAGCCGCAAGCTCCTCACCATTCAATCCACTAGTCATGTAAGCCGCACAGTCAGGATTGTCACGCATCAATTTAGTCCATCTATCAAGCATTCTTTTGCAAGCAGGCCCCAGTAATAACTGTTGGGCCTCATCAGCAACACAAATGAAACGCGGTTTATTCTTAAACATAAACTCATCTTTCACAAAGCCAGTGTATATCCTTCTCTCCCATCTATCGTGCATACGTTCCATGAATGTTTGGTAGGTCATTTTACGTGTCTTGTTCTTCGTCAAAGTCCAATCCCACATAACCTGGCCGTCAGTATCAAATAGTTCTGGTTCCGGTAAAAGACCAGCCGAAATCCAATTCCTAATGTTTGACTTAACCCAACCAACAAAATTAAACAAATAATTAAGATCAGGGAGGCGCGAATGATCAAGCGGCGTGTCAGCCAGCTTGAAAGATGCATTAAGTAAATCTATTGAGCTATCACCCGGTATCTTCCCTAAGAATGGCTGTATGATGGAGGGAGCAACCTTATGAATTCTCTCACACTTAGTCTTATCAGGTAGCACATTAAACCTATACGGGGGTAACCCGGCTTGTAGTATATCACGACAGTCAGGTCGAACAAAGAGATTGGAACGAATGGCCTTTTCCGTCTTAAGTAATTGTCTGGGTCTCATTGGGTGAGTGATCGGTATAACCACCTGCAAAGGAGTATCCTTGAACACTGGTATTGTACTAGCACAGGGGGCCTCACCTACTAGCTCACCCGCCCTATACAATCGTCCCTTACTATTGGTGATCTCATAGACAATCGTGGTCACCCAACTAGTCCATCGAGAGGCCATGCAAATCATGTCTTCCTCAGATGCTAACCCAAGAGAATGGGGATGGAAGAAGGCACTCAGTATGTCATTCCGATTAACTGGGGCATGACCGGCCGGAACAGCATAGTATCTAACTTCGGTACTGTTTGGTAGGAGGGTTTCATTCACTAGGTAAATATCATAATTGACATCACCCTGGAGTGTTCCTTCAGGTATGAGCGCAGCGACCGCATCGGTATCAGGCATGGGCAAATAACCAAAAGTTGAAGTCAAAATAGGCTGTGAAGTTTCCTGAAATTCAGGACCAACCATAAACCAAGCCTCTCGTCTGTCACACCAATCCTTAGAATGGCAGTAGGCTGAAGAGGCCAATTGAACACCCGGCATTGCAGAACAGGTAGGGGACCTATATATGAGGTAAGAGGTAGGGTTTTGTAACATAAAATTTTTTACAATGTTAACCAAATGAGGAACGAGAATAGTATCAGGTGGATCAAACCACGCCACACCACTATTGATGGCCGGTATTGTGAACCTGGAGTAATCTTTTCTAGGCTGGGCCAAACTCGACTTACTGAGAGTAAAACCATTCTTATTGCAGACGTCCATTAGGGGCTTTGGCATGTCTGACACTAAAGTAGCCCTGGTAAAACGTTTATTGGCAATCTTGAATGCTTCCTTGACAGAGCCAATAAGTGTTTTAAGTGAGTGGATTTTAGAACTATTTGTATTATACGCATGTGGGCGGTGATTGGGAATGTCAGGGTAAATTGCGGCCATTATGTGATTACGCGGCCATGATAAAGGCGTGACTACAGCTCCGAACATTTGGGCATAAGAATAAGGATTCAAGACCACCCTAGGTCCTCTAGTAAGTAGTACACAATTGCAACCCTTTATAAAATCATCATTAGTGTTGAGGTCCAAGTCATCCCAGAACTGAATAGGCTGGTTTATTGTCTTGCCTTGCGTGGAGTAAACTGATTGAATGTACGGTGGTCTCTTCGCATAAGCCACAACTACTGCCCCTGGGGCAACCTGCTCACCATTGTATACATCAACCATATAGTCCTCCCCTTTACCACATGCTTGTACCCTCTTCCCTGGGAATCTAGCATTCCAAAGAGTGTTGTTGTTATACATATAATCCAGCACAACTCTAATAAAAGGGCCATCACGACAACGCCAAAAAGGGAAAATATCACTCTTAAAGGTGCAGTGTGAAGTGGCAGTGGGGAGCTCCGTTATAGCCTGTGTTCCTGGCCAGAGTTCTGATTTGGCTCCTGGTGATTTGCACTGCATGCGGTCAGCTATGAACATTGGCATATCATTATTACTACTGGCCAATAAAGTATTCAAGATCTGTTGTTTTGTCCACAACCCTACTTCATCAAACACTAAAGTATTTTTGCGAGGTTCACGGAAATAACTCTGGAAAGTTATCGAAACACCAGACCCAGTTCCCTTTAACTTAGTAACAATGTCAAAATATTTCCTATTAGCACCCACGCCGTGTGGTTTCTCAAAAAGGGTGGTTTTCCCAGAGCCACCATTGCCATCAAATAGGTAGCCCGGGACTGTGACATGCAGTACATTTAAACCACTAAGGATTTCCAGGACGATACACAAACGGTACATTGACAACACTTCCAAGAAAGAAACAAAGGCCAAGTCAACGGTGTCCAGTTCATCCTTCTTTCCTCTACTACCTCCACTCACCACGGGTTTCATTAAGAAATCTGTTTTCGATGGCACACCACGTTTCGCAATAAAGGATTTCAAGTTGGCGGTTAGAACATAACCGCGTGAACATTGACAAGGTGTGTCACTGATAAATTCCTTACATACGAGACAGCAATGGCCGTCCAGAACGGATTCCATTGCCCTCTTGAGTTCCCCAACGTCCGTTGTGACATTAAAAGACATCATTCCTGACCCGGTGTAATCTAATTCCTCATGTGACCATGTGGTCATAGGGCCGTAGGAGATACGCGAGTTATCCTTATAATAGGCATCATATAGGATTGTGGCCATTGTGTACCCATCACCAGATTTAATCGCATTGGCCATTTGTCTGACAAGTGTATGCACATTGGCCGTAGGATTGGACAGAGCAATGGCCAAATCGCCTAACGAGCAGGTACGTGAAAGGTTGGACCATTCAGCTGGGACCTGATCCAAATCAAGGATACAAGTGAAACAGTTGCGTTGGGCTAACTCAGAGACATCGTCAATCAACTTCTTATTCTGAAGTAATTTAGTGCCGGCCTCTATTGTTAACTTAGCTTCAATCTGGACACGATCTTCTATCAACTTGGCTTCCACTCTGTGTTGCTCAAGGGCCAGTTCCAATTTCTGCTTCTCCTGCTGGAGCACTTGGTTATTAGAGTCATTAACGGCAGCAATTTCCGCCAATTGTTTGAGGCGCAATTCGGACAGTTGTTTCTCATGCTCAGTCTCAAGTGTTGTCTTGTTTTGGGCCAATTGTTCCAACTGTTTATTCAATTCCACTTGTTGTGCTTTAATGGAGGCCTCGTGGTCATCTTTCAGCTTAAGCAACTCATCATCAAGTTTCTGTTTGGCCAAGGATTCAGCTTTGTCTATATCTTGTCTGACATGATCCAATCTCTGATTCAATTGCTGGAGTAACTGGTCGTTCCTCACTTCCATATCCTTCTGTAACTTGTTCATATTTGATTCGTACTCTTGTTTTAATTTGGCCAACCGATCTCGTTCCGTGGCAGCTTCCGCATTTATCTCTTTAACCTTGGTCTCATTCTTGGCTATGAGTTTCTCAAGATATTCAGTTTGCTCCAGCATGGCCACTATATCCTTATCTAATTTAACAGCTTGTCCCACTTTACCTTGCAACTCAGCCAATTCCACAGGATCAATATCTAGGTTGAGGGATTTACAGGCCTTTAAGTAGTTGTCCAACTTGTCGGCGACATCCTGTCTACTTTTGTTGGTGACCTCAAGTTGCCTCAAATTAGCCTCAGCCGATTCCACTTGTTTCTGTAATACCTGTGATTTGGTAGTGAGCTGTTGCAATTCGTTATCTGTCTTAGTCAAGTCATCACACAAAGAATTGATAAACTCAGGGTTTACAAACCGACCCAATGACAACTTACCCTCAAAAACCCAAACTGGTAGTTCAAGGCCGTCATATATAGCGTACTTATTAGTTGTCATGGTTGCTCGTGCCAACATGTGTTCAGGTACGGGTGTAGCCGCGACAGGGGATTGATAGAAACCTTGTCGTATGTCATTGACATCGGGGTATGGTTGGATGAACTCAGGTAATGAGGGCTGGTCAACCCCATCAACATGTTCATCAAAGTCCAAGTACTTTTGCAGAATCTTCAGGGACTTCTTCAATTCACTCTTGCGCTCAAATAACACACGGGTTTCACTAGTACGCAGCAAAGTTGTTGTGTCCTCAAATGTAGGAGGAACGTAACCGCATTCCACTTGAGAGTCCTCCCTGACCAAGGCGGTGCGCCGATCGAATTTATGGACATCTAAATTATAAGTGGTGAAATATATGTCGTCAGGCAATGCATTAGTGAGACCACGATAATAATCGAGCCAACCCCGGAATGGCTTGACAGAGGGTTTCTTGACAAAGGAGAAGGGCCCATATTTTGCAAAACATGCTTCGCAAGCTGAAAACTTTGACTTGAACCACATCCCATAAACAAAGTAAACAGCATCATGTCCATCCAACCCTTCAATAATCCCGTGTCGTAACGGTGTACCTATCATGTAATTGGTTGGTTGGTCAAAGTATGAAGCACAAAGATGGTATCTATGATTGCTAGTGTGTGGGCAATTTGTCTCGGGAGCTGGACCTGGCACATTCAAATTATACACTGAGGCCCCCATTTTTGCATGTTGTCCCAATTCCTTGGCGTTGAGTAAGTAACAACTCAAGCATGGTTTGGCACAACAATGAGATAACATCGCCTTGGGGACACATTGAGAATCACACCCATGTTTAAGGTCACGTTGCGTGTCAGGGGGCAAATTTGCAGGTATCCAATCAAAAGGTCCAATGCCCAATGAAGCACTGCAAGTACCAAGACTGCACTTGTATCTATAAACCTCAACAACATTGTCCGTGGACACCTTAAAAACTTTTGAAGCGGGTGTGATCACACCTCCTAAAAAATGAGCCTGATCGGAACCCACAGGAATTATAAAATTACCGCTACCAATACGCAGATTTTTCTGACACATATGGGGTTCTTCGTACCTGAGCCAATCAGCCACAAGAAACCTAACCGCCCCAGGGAGAATGGATAATGACTGTTTGTCTAAGTTGTGATCTCTAGGAACCGGTATCGATGTAGTGCAGGTGTGTAGAAGCTTACAAAATGAACAAAATGTAAGGCCGCAGGAACAACTATCTACTGGTGCGTTGGGGACCAAACAGGTGTCACCACAGCAAGTCCCATGAACGTTATCTGGGGAGACATTGAGTATCAAATGGCCCAGCTTATGTAATTTACTACTGGAAAGGAACCCAGTTTCCTGTGTGCCATAAAATTCTCTAGAAATCTGGTAGGCAGCAGGGTTGGCTATGATCATTTGTATGGTTTCAAAATCTAAACTACCTTGCTCAACCTTAACCATATTAGCAATCAAACTAACAGCCTTAACGAATGATGTCACACTAACTGCAAAAGCGACTTGTGAAATATGCATGGATAACGTTAGGACGAGTATGGCAAAAGCGACATTTAATGCTGCATTACCAAATCTAACGAGGGCCTTCCTAATAGCAGTGAGGTTAATTGGCATACGCACAGAGCTCTGTGAATTGTACAACATTATTTTTCCAATGTCGGCCATGAATGCAGAGTATGTGGATTTAGAGGTCAAACGGTCAGGGTAAATCCAATGTGTTGCAAAGAAATTCATTAGGGTAACATCAGTCATATATACGGAAAGGAGAATGGAAATATGGTACTTAGCCGGAATGTTGGAGCGGATACTAGGAACTTTCCGTCTAATTGAAGCAATTGGATCCACGATTTCTGTGCCAACCGGGCTAAGCTTGCTGAATTTCTCATATTCAATATTAGGTACATATATAGTCCTACTCTCCACCTGAAAGTCCACACCATGTTCCAGGCCATCCACATAGTACACAGTAAGTAGTCTACCGGGAATATGGAAATGTGAAATGGTATACCCTGTGTTCCTAATTATGCTGAAAGTGTAGAAGGACTTGGCTCCATATAATTTATGTAAAGAATAACCAATGGTGTTCGGGAAGGACGTCGCCATCCATTCCTTGATTACCTTAGGATCACTCACATAAGAAAAAACATCGTTAGCAAAGGACCCCATGGCCTGGTTACAGACGTGTTTAACAAAAAGCACAGAATCAGCGACCGGAGCCCTCTCATATTGGGACAAATCAATTTGTGCAGTTCCATCACCTTCTCCATAAAGATTAACACTAATAATGCTCAGGGTGGGATCAATCGATCTAATCGTTAGCAATTTCAAAAAAGTCTTGGGACTAATGTAATAGATCACATCAAAAGCCTCAACCACCCCAGGTTTGAAATTAGTGCAAATACATCCACGTCGTGGGGTTAAGGCTGGGCAATGACATTGAGTGACAACAAGTCTGACATTCGGATGGTCGTCAAGCAACATGGCTAATTTAGCAACGTTGTTACGTACTATGGTGTCAGTGTCATGTCTGATGTTCAAGTTGTGTACTGTGATAGAGTACATTAAAGTCGCATTAGCTTTAAATATAGCAAACCTCTCTTGCAGGGCGGTGCTAAATTCAGTCAAACTAGAACCCACGGCAAAGTAATTTAGTGTACGTTTAGCAATTAGCCCATCAAAGGCAAAAGAAATAGATTTTGCCAAAACTTTATTAACAAGACTACGATGTGCCGCGTGATCGCCTAAAGGCCCATACAAT